TGAGGGAAGAGAAGAAAGATGGAAAACAGGATGGAGGCCAAATGAAAATAACAGTAAGTCGTGAAGAGCTTAAACAAATAATTAAAGAAGAATGGGAACGTGAAATGCTTTTGGAAATGCATGGAGCAGAAGCAGCACACTCTATGTTAGGCTCTGACCAAGCAGAAGAGTTTGGTTTCGATAATCCACCTTCAGATATGCCACAAGGTTATGATGAAACCGTTGAAGGCCAAGACCAAGAATTAGATTATGAAGGTTATATGTCAAAAAGCCAACTTTATAAAATTGGCGAAGCAGCTCTAAAACTTCATGATATGATCGAAGACGGCGAAAATCTTCCAGAATGGATGCAATCAAAAATTGCACAAGCAGAACAAATGATTCAATCCGCATACAATGCATTTAAATACGATAAAGTAAGAGGGACTGTATAATGGCTACTACTCTTGAAATAATTCAAGGCATCGCACAAGCAGCAGCAAATGCTTATGATGGTTCACACGTTGGTAAATACAATGTTGGTGGAGAAGATAAGAAAATAGGACTCCGTAGAGAAGAGGGTGATCCAATCCTTGATTCAAGAGTTATTGATGGTTTTAAAGTCAAGTTTAAAGGAAATAAACTTTGTGTTAATTATCAAAGTGAGATTTCTATGAAAGAAGTTCATAAAGGTGGTAAGTTTGAATCTGAAATGGAAAGTGTAATGGCTGACATTATTAAATTTTTAAAGAAAGAATACAAAACAATAACAGGCAATACTCTTTCTTTAAAACCAGTTGACGAAGTAAACATTTTTGTTCAACCAATTTCAAGAACAAGAACTGATCTTTCTATGTATCAAGAATTTGAAATTACTTCTCTTGATAAATCAGTTATTGCAATCGGACTTCCAAGTGAAGACATAACAAGAGAGATTACAAAGAAGTTTCTTTCTATGGGAAGAGAAAAAGCTAAGAAACCACAAAATGATAAAAGACCAGCAGAAAAGAACAAAGACTAAAATGAAATGGCTGTCTACCGACCAACAAAACAACAAATACAATCTGAAATTTTAAAATGTGGTAAAGATCCAGTTTATTTTTTAAATACATACGCTAAAATTTCTGATACACAAAGAGGTCCAATACCTTTTAGAACATTTCAATTTCAAGATCAAGTTCTAAAAGATATGAAGGACTACAGATTTAACGTAGTTTTAAAAGCAAGACAGTTAGGTCTTTCTACAATTGTTGCAGGTTATATTGCTTGGTTGATGTTGTTTCATAGAGACAAAAATGTTCTTATTTTAGCAACTAAACTTTTATCAGCATCAAACTTAGTAAAGAAAGTTAAATACATTATCAAGAGTTTACCAGATTGGTTAATGATTGCTGATGTATCAGTAGACAATAGAAACTCATTTGAACTTACAAATGGTTCACAAATCAAAGCTTCCGCAACTTCTGGTGATGCTGGTCGTTCGGAAGCTCTTTCTTTACTTGTTCTGGACGAAGCAGCATTCATTGAAAATATGAAAGACCTTTGGACAGGTGTTTATCCTACAATGGCTACTGGTGGTCGTTGTATTGCTATTTCAACTCCAAACGGTGTAGGTAATTGGTTTCATCAAACCTATGTAGATTCAGAAAGTGGAACAAATGATTTTCATCCAATAAAATTACATTGGTCCGTCCACCCAGATAGAGATCAAGCTTGGTTTGAAAAAGAAACTAGAAATATGTCAAAAAGAGAAATTGCTCAAGAATATGAGTGTTCATTCAATGCATCTGGTGAAACTGTTATTTCTGCTGAAGATTTAGAATACCTACATAATAATATTAAAGAACCAAAATATAGAACTGGTATAGATAGAAATTATTGGATCTGGAAAGAATTTAAATCAGAGAAGTCTTATGTTCTTGTTGCTGACGTTGCAAGAGGTGATGGTAAAGATAATTCAGTATTTCATATTATTGATATTGATTCGGTAGAAGTAGTAGCAGAATACCAAGGTAAAATAAGTACAGAAGATTTTGCAAATTTAATTATGTCTTCTGGTAAAGAATATGGCAACTGTATGGTGGTTATAGAAAATAATAATTTAGGGTTTTCAGTATCAGAAAAAATAATTGCTGCTGGATATCCAAATGTTTATTACTCTACAAAAGGTTCGGCTGAATATGTTGACCAAATAACAGCAGAAGGTTCAACAAATACTGTTCCTGGTTTTACTACTTCTCATAAAACAAGACCATTAATTATAGCAAAACTTGAAGAATTTATTAGAAACAAAATATTGAAAATAAGTTCAAATAGAACAGTCAATGAATTAGATACGTTTATTTGGTCATATGGTCGCGCTCAAGCAATGCAGGGCTACAATGACGATTTAGTTATGTCATTAGCTATTGCTTGTTGGATTAAGGATACAGTATTTCAAACTAACCAAAGAGAGTTAGAATATAAGAAAGCAATCTTGACAAGTTTTGTAAAAAGTAATACAATAATGGATACAAAAATACCTGGTATGCAAGGGTATAATAAAGATTTAACTATTTCCAGAAATGAAGCAAAACAGCAATATGAGCAGTTCTTCTGGGTTTACAAAGGATAAAAATGGCAGATCAAAATTTTAAGAATACAAAGAATCAAGACTCCGAATTATTTAAAAGATTAACTAAACTTTTCTCTGGTCCTATAGTAAACTATAACCAACCAGTACAAAGCAGATACAGACGTAACCAAATGGATAAGTTTGGTCAAAAATTTACATCTGCTAGTGGTTTAGAGTTTAAAAAATCTGCTTATAATCCATACGAAAATTTCTCATCTAAAATGATGGCAAATCAAAATCGTGCTGACAGGTACATAGATTTTGATCAAATGGAGTATATGCCAGAGATTGCATCTGCTCTTGATATTTATGCAGACGAAATGACAACATCTAATGAACTTAATAGTATGTTGAATATTAAGTGTGCAAACGAAGAAATTAAATCTGTATTGCATACTCTTTTTAATAAGACATTGAATCTTGATTCAAATCTTTTTAATTGGTGTCGTAATATGTGCAAATATGGCGATCACTTTTTATATTTAGATATTGATGAAACATTAGGTATTAAATCAGCTATTGGTCTTCCTTCAAACCAAGTTGAAAGAATGGAAGGTAAAGATCCAACAAATCCAAACTACGTTCAGTTTCAGTGGAACTCTGGTGGATTAACTTTTGAAAATTGGCAAGTAGCTCATTTTAGAATTCTTGGAAATGATAAATATTCTCCATATGGCACATCCGTTTTAGACCCAGCAAGAAGAATTTGGAGACAACTTACATTGCTTGAAGATGCAATGATGGCTTATCGTATTACAAGATCACCAGAAAGAAAAGTATTTTATATTGACGTTGGTAATATTCCTCCACAAGAAGTTGAGCAATATATGCAACGTGCAATGACTTCTATGAAACGTAACCAAATTGTTGATCAAAATACTGGTCGTGTTGACCTACGTTATAATCCAATGTCTGTTGACGAAGATTATTTTATTCCTGTTCGTGGTGGAGTGAATAATAATAAAATTGAGTCACTTCCAGGTGGTCAATTTGCATCTGCTATTGAGGACGTAAAATATCTTAGAGATAAGTTGTTTGCTGCTCTTAAAGTTCCTATGTCCTACCTTATTAGAGGCGACGGAGCTACAGAAGATAAAGCAACTCTTGCACAAAAAGATATTCGATTTGCAAGAACAATTCAAAGACTTCAAAGAGTTGCAATTGCAGAATTAGAAAAGATTGGCATCATTCATTTATTTACTCTTGGATACAGAGGTTCTGATTTAATTTCATTTAAACTCTCTCTCAACAATCCTTCTAAGATTGCTGCTCTACAAGAGCTTGAGCATTGGAAAACTAAATTTGATGTTGCTGGTGCAGCTACTGAAGGTTATTTTTCTAAGCGTTGGATCGCTCAACATATCTTTGGATTATCTGATGAAGAATTCCTACGTATCCAAAGAGAACAATTCTATGATCGTAAATTTACAGCATCACTTGAATCTGCTGGCGCACAACCACAAGGTGGCGCTGGTGGAGGCGGTGGAGGCGGTTTAGGTCTTGGTGGAGGTGGAGGTCCAGAAGTTGGAGGTCCAGAAGGAGGCGCACCACCAGAGGGTGGAGCACCAACTCCAGAAGGCGGCGGGCCAGAGGGTGGAGAAGAGGGTGCAGCACCAGAAGCTCCAGAAGCAACACCAGCAGCAGGAGAAGAAGGTGGAGGCACATTATTGGCAGCACCATCAAAGAGAAGAGATGATAATGGTAAAACACAAACAACCACACAAGCTTCTAAAGGAAAAATGTACACACCAGCTAAATTTAGAGGTGGAGATAAGAGAGATCTTGGTGCCCACAAAAGAAGTAATTTAGCTTCTGGTGGTGGGTTTACTGCAAGTGCAAGTCGTAAAAATGTAATGAAAGATCAAGAACTAAATTCACTTATTGGCGACTTTCTTAAAGAAAATCAAAAGAATAACAACAATGAAGAAGAATTTGAACTATTTAGAATAGAACGTGAAACTCGTCAATTAATCGAAAGTCTGGAGTCCAAAAATAATGGAAAGAATAAAACTTAAACATAATAAGAAAAGAAATACCGCTTTTCTTTTTGAGTCTTTAACAAAAGAGCTTACAAAAGCAATTGTTACAAAAGATGAAAAGAGAAAAGCTATTGTCCTATCAATAATCAAAGAACATTTTAAAAAAGGAACATCATTAGCAAAAGAACTAGATGTTTATAAATCTCTTTATGAATCTAGAGGACTACCAAAAGAAACAGCAGAAAGAATGATTAACGAAGGCAAAAGAGTTTATTTTGGACTTAATCAGCAACATATTTTTAATGATCAAACAAAAGTTATAAATAATGTAAACAAACAACTTGGTCCTGCTGTGTTTACAAACTTTATGTCAAATTACAAAGACCTTGCAACAATAGCACAAATCTTTGATCAAGAAATTCCAATAAAGACAAGAGTTATTTTGGAACAGTTTTTGATAGAAAGAATAGTAAGTGAAGATCAAACACAAACACTCAAACCAATTGACAACATTGTTTATAAAGAGTTCGTCAAGAAATTTAATAACAAGTATGGCACAACTCTTCTTGAAGAACAGAAAGAGTTACTAACAAGATATATTGCATCTTTCTCAGATGGTGATTTTGATTTCAAAATTTATCTCAACGAAGAGATTTCAAGATTAAAATATATTGTTAAAAATACAAGTAAACTTAACGAAGGCACACAAAGACAAGATGTTCTTACTGTAATTGAAAATATTAAGAACATTCAAATAAACCACGAAGTTATTGAGAAAGTACTTAAACTTCAAGGAATTGTTAAGGAACTTTCCTAATGGCAATAAAAATAAAAGTAAAAGATGATACAATGCCAGGTGCTCCAAAAGAGCCACCAAAAACTAAAGTTAAACTTGACATAAGAAAAACTTTAGATGGTAATTTTATTATTCAAGATCATCCTTACATTGACATTATAATTTCTCCATCAAAAGGAAAAATACTTGTTCTATCAACTCTTTCAATGGATGATAAAACTTATTATACACAAAATAAATATTTAGACTTTCTTTATAAACGCGGCGTAATAGATCCATCAACAATTCAAGCAGGAAACATCTATGCATCGATGGAAGCTGCTATTCCTCAAACAGAAGAAAAAGTAGATCCAATTGAAGTTATTGTTTTCTCAACTGCCCTGTTTATGGACAAAGAAAGACCATCGTTTGAGTATGAAAGACAAATGAGAAGAGAACAAGATGATTACCTTACCGATCCAGAAGAAGAAGATTCTACTGAACTTGGTGAAGTACCACAGAAAGCTCGTCAAGGTTCAATTGGTACTGCTGCTTACTCTATCAACAAACATTACAACATTGCTTATCTTGGAGAGCAAAAAGAGAAGAAATAATGTGGATTTTGTTTTTTATTCTTGCTTGTTATGGTTTAACCAATATCCTTGTTTATGGTTCAATACTTTCTTGTGTTAGACCAAAAGAAGGATTATGGGGAGAACTATTTAAATGCCCTATGTGTATGGGTTTTCACGTTGGATGGTTTGTTACTTTAATGATGAAACTATCTAACTTAACAAGTATAAATCCAAACATAATTGATATGTTCTTACTTGCTTGTTTATCATCGGGGAGTTCTTATGTTCTTTGTTCATTATTTACCGATTTTGGAATTAATTTCAAGATCAATAAAGAAGAATAACAAAAATGAATCTAATTAGAATAGTTGGAGATTAATTATGAAAACTAATTTAACACAAGGTTTTTGGACTAGAAAGTGGGCGTTACAGCCAGTTCGTTTGTGTTGTAGGGGTAAACCGAAAGGTACGGGAAACTAAATAAATGTCAAAATCATTATTAAGAGAATTTTTTGAATTATGCCCTGATGGTCTTTGTGAAGACATACTCACAGAGTCTGATAAACATTTTATAAAACAAGGCGGTATGATGCTATCTGGCGTTATACAAAGAGCCGATGCTAGAAATGGTAATGGAAGAATTTATCCACATTCTGTTCTTTCAAGAGAGATGAATGTATACAAACAACTTGTTCAAGAAAGAAGAGCATTGGGAGAGCTAGATCATCCAGATCAATCTGTTATTAATCTCCGAAATGTTTCCCATCTTGTTACAGAAACTTGGTGGAATGGAAATGATGTAATGGGTAAAATTCAAGTACTCAACACACCATCTGGTCAAGTACTTAAAGAACTTATAAACGCAAACGTAAAGATTGGTATTTCTTCAAGAGGTACTGGCTCTGTTAGAGAAAACAGAGGCGAGACAATTGTTGAAGACGATTTCAATCTTATTTGTTTTGATATTGTTTCTGAACCTTCAACTCACGGTGCATTTATGTTCCAAGAGAATAAAAAGATTGTTACAGAAAACAAACAAACAAAATTAAATAATTTAATTCAAGATTTATTAAAAAAATAAGGAGATAATAAATGCAACTTACTACAGCAAGACTCAAGCAAATCATCAAAGAAGAACTTGAGGCAA